TCTGTAATCATTTCTTGCCCTCTCCCTCTAGTGCGTAGCACTTGTCAAATGTTCCGAAGCAGTATCCTGCCCCCGTGTAGTGTATATGGGTTCCTAACATATAGACAAGGGCAACACCAGCCACGATCAACAACGCCCTCGCCCTCTTTCCCCTCTTCGTGAGCCTCACGCGCTCGCCTCCTCCTCGCTAATGAGAGTAAGGCTCTCATCTTGAAGGGTGAAAGTGTCATTTTGCCAGATAGGGGGGAGCATTTCGATAGCCTCCTCCTTACTGTTTGCGGTCACTTCGATAACCCATTCCATTTTGTAAATATATTTCTTCACGCGCTAGCCTCCTCTATCTCATAACCTGTGATCATCCACGCGCTATTGAGTATCGCGCCCTGCCACTCTCCACAATGTTCACACGAGTAATCGGCGCAGACTGTCGAAAGTACTAGCCCACGCAATCCGCAGAATCTACATTTATCCATTACTAGCCCCCTCCTGAGAGGCTTTAGAGTGTCTACTTTAGACCCTCTCCACCCTCCACCGCTTGCGCGGTGAAGGATAGGCAGGGGCTAACCTACAGAACCCGCACCCTCTCCACCCTATTAGCGGGGCGTATGTATTCCCAATGATCCTTAGAAATGCGGGCGCACAATGCCCGCCTAATCGCCTCACATAGTGCGAAAGCGTAGGATTTTTTCCACGTGTCGCTCTCACACGCTTGGTATTCGTAACACCTGAGCGCACCTAACGCCTCGCCCACGCTTGCTTGGTCTGCCCATATCGGGCGAAATCTCGCGCCCCCTCCCGCGTTCATCCCGTCCTCAGGATACCGCGCCCATAGGCTCGCCATATTCTCGCGCCTTAGTTCTTCTTTAATGAGTGCGCCTTCTTTCTCGCCGTAGTAGTTTCCCTCCCCCATAGTGGCGGGGAGATCGCTACGCGGTGGAAGGATTCCATCACCAGCATAAATAAAGAGAGGCTCACGCCCCCACCCTGCCACGCTTGCCAGTAGGTCCAGCGTGTCCTCATTTACCATAAATGCCGACACTATGCCACCACCCTTTCTTCATAGTTAGCATACTTTTTGAACATATCCGCCTTTTTGCTGTCAGACTTTGAAGAATAAAAGTCAAAACCCGATTCCTCGGCAATAGACCACAGACCACGATTCTTTTCTTCTTGTGAAAGATAGCCCAGTTCTAAGAGTTTTCTCTGTGCCTCGTGAAGGTACTGGTCGCCGTAGCCATACTGAAAAGTAAGGATCGCCACTTGCCCACCGTCCACCCATATTCTAGCGGAAAAATAAGAGTTTCCATTTACTTTATCAAACCACTCACGCCCCTCAATAAAGAGTGAACGCTGTATTTTCTTTTCCATTGTTTAGCCCCTTGTCTAGTTAGTGGAAGACCTACGCCCTCCCTACCGCTTACTGTATAGCATACAGTAAACGATAGGCAAGACCTACGCCCTAGCGAGATGGTCGCCGTAGTCGAAAGCCTGTTCCAGTTCCCATCCTTCTTTGTGGAGGCTTACTACCGCCCTCTCCCAGTCGATCGGATTTGGGTAGTAGCCATTGAGAACCCAGATGGTCTCTCCCTCTTTCGTTGCCTTGATTGCCATTACTTTCCCTCCCTATGTAGTGAACACAATGGTTTCCCGTTGATGATAGTAAAGAAAGAGTCGTCATTGTCTGACCACCCGCACTCCCAACACTTGTTGATGTAAGTGATTCGCCCGTTGTCTAGCCTGACAATGTAGGCGGTTTCCCATTCCCTCATCATTTAGCCCCTTTCTCTTTCTGCCCTAGTAGGCAGACCACCGCCCACCCGTGAAGGGTGAGCGATAGCCCGTCGGCTAGGCGTTGGTCTTGAAGTGATTGCCTACGATTTGAAGAAAGTTAGTCCACGCATTAGCCCGACAAGATGGGCAAGCATTTTGAAAAGAGAGGTCAACAGACTTATCAACAGTAAATACAGTTTCACAGTTCTGGCATTCGTTACGCATTTTAAGCCCCTAACTATGGCGCACCTTGCGCCACTAGATGAGAATAGCACTTTCTAACATATACGCAACACGACACGGGAAAAAGATTGCGGGGCTATCGGTGCGGGTTACTGGTGAGTAACTTAGCGGGGTTGGTCTGGTGCGGATAGTGAACACGAGGGGCGAGGGTGTCGCGTGTATCGGCGGTTTATTAGGTAGGCGGTTACTGATAGGCACAAGGCGGGGGAGAGTGCCGACGGGGTAGCAAGCCCTTCAATACTTTACAGGGCAACAAGCAAACAAGAGCGCGACAGGCTACGCGCTCGCCACTACAGGCAGAAAAAGACCCCACAGAGTTAAAATCCAGCGGACAGGTCTGTTAACTCCCCAAATATATATCTCCACTAAAGTAACTGTTTGTCCATATTTATATACATTCAAATATAACATTATGGTAATAATACGTGATTTCCGTCACACAAGCGGGAAATCACTATTTTTTTCTGCCTTAGAGTATATAGAGAGAGTGAAACGGTGCGCCCGTAGTTTCACTCTCGCCAGGCCCCCTAACGCTGGCGCTATCGGGGGCCTAGTACCAACAGTTCTTACCCCTTGCGTCGCTGTGGCTAGCAAGGGTGCTTTCTTGCGCCTACGGCGCTTTTAGTGGCACGTAGTCTGCCTACACACAAATAACATATCGGAGCCTGATGTCTGACAAGCAAGCCGCTGACTTGGCAAAGAGGGTCATCCTCCAATGCCTCGCAGAGGGGATGACTGTAGAACAGGCCTGTGGGGTGGCAGGTAAGTCTGTCAAGACCTGGGAATACTACCGAAGGTCAGACCCCCACTTCAAGAGCCTAGCCGATAGAACCCGCCTCGGTACTATCTCCAAGAAGTTCGTAGAGGCTGAAGCCCACGATCTTGACTTCGTGGCCTTTAGGAAAAAGTACCTTCACTCAGAGACCTTTGGTCATCAGAAGAACCTGATAGATGTGATAGAAGCCCGTGACCCTTCCTGGCTTCACCCATCAATGCGATATGAGAAGGGGACGGCGGATAACCGCATCCTCATCAACATCCCGCCGAACCACGCCAAGTCGATTACGGTGACCGTCGATTACGTCACCTACCGCATTGTCAACAATCCTAACTTTAGAGTCCTCATCGTTTCCCAGACCCAACGCTTGGCAGCAGACTTCCTCTATGCTATCAAGCAGCGTCTTACCCATCCAATGTATGAAGAACTCCAGCGGGCCTACGCTGCAGGGGTGGGCTTTAATACCAAGTCTGCCTCCTGGCAGCAGACCCGCGTTACCTTCGGAGAAGAACTCAGAGAGTCCTCCGAGAAGGACCCCAATATAGAAGCCGTTGGTATTGGCGGTCAGATCTACGGTAAACGCGCCGATATGATTCTGATAGATGACGCTGTTACCTTAAGTAACGCTAATGACTTCGAGCGTCAGATCAAGTGGCTTACTCAGGATGTCAGGTCCCGTCTTAACCCGACGGGTAAACTTATTGTTATTGGTACGCGAGTTGCCTCGGTAGACCTCTATCGAGAACTGCGTAACCCAGACCGCTATCCAGGTGGCCTAGTTCCTTGGACCTATCTAGCGATGCCAGCGCTGCTGGAAGCCAACGAAGACCCTGAGAAGTGGGTCACGCTCTGGCCTCATTCAGATCAACCCTTCGATGGACAGACGGAGGATGACAAGACCGATGAGGGTCTATACCCCCGATGGAATGGTCGTCACCTCTACAACGAGCGACAGGCTATGGATGCCTCTACTTGGGCATTGGTCTATCAGCAGCAAGATATCTCTGATAATGCTGTCTTTGATCCTGTATGCGTTAAGGGTTCCATTGATGGTATGCGTAAATCGGGTATGCTCAATGCTGGCTACCCAGGTCATCCCAAATCTACACAAGGCTTTCACTTTGTCTGTGGTCTTGACCCAGCGATGGTGGGCGATACAGCGGCAGTCTGTTACGCAGTAGACCGCGCTACACACAAACGATACATCGTTGATGCTGTCAAGATCACAGGCCCAACGCCTGCTCAGATACGTCAGTTGATGTTCGAGTGGACTGATGCCTACAAGCCCAGTGAGTGGATTGTTGAGCGTAACGCCTTCCAGTCCTTCCTTACCCAAGATGAGGGTATCCGCAGATACTTAGCGACAAGGGGTGTCATACTTCGTGAACACCACACAGGAAACAACAAGTGGGACGCAGGCTTCGGAGTTGCCAGTATGTCCACACTGTTTGGAACGAAGCAGAGCGATGGTAAGCACCATCGAGATAATCTCATCCATCTACCTTCAGATCAAACGGAAAATATCAAGGCGCTCATAGAGCAA